GCGGCGGGAGGGAGGTGCATCGAAGGGGATTAGCGCGAATTTCCTGCCTTTGCGCACGAGTGCGAGCGGCACAGAGGTTTTTACTCCTGCCACGAGCCGCTGGTGATTGGAGACGGCTGCTTTGGCATAGGAGAGCGGGTGCTCGGGATTGGCCAGAAGCCATGCTTCATCTCCCCACCACTGGATTAATTCGCGCGTTTTGAAGCAGCCATCGGCTGTGCTTGTCCCCAAGCACCACGTCACAATGCGCTTTTCTTCGCCCTCCACGATTTCGCGCGTCTCAAGAAACGGCTGTGCGGCGTAGAGCGGAACGCCAAGTGTGACCAAGGCGGCGACCATCTCGGTGTTGGCGGATGATACCGGGTCGATACCCGTTTCGCGCACGATGCAAATTTTGTCACCCTCTTGCATTAGGTTACGGCCTCCGCGTTAGGGTAGTTTTCAAACTGATATTCCCAATCGCTGAAGTCCTCGTTTTTCTCGGACTCCTTGACGCTGGTGATCACTGTCACGCCGCCAGTAACGCCTGAAACGCCGGGATCACCCACGCCTGGCACGACGGCCAAGGTGCCATGCCCCTTTACGGAGCCCGAGTTGGTCGGGTTGTAAACGTGGACTCTTGCCACGTTCCCATCGGAGCCTTTGAGCGCCTTCTGCTCGATCTTTTTCTCAACCTCGACGGAGTCGATCAGCGCTCCATCGTGCTTGGAGATTCCAAATGTAACGTCAACGGGGGTGGCTGGCATATTGTTACCAGTTGCCCGGTGTCAACTAAGCCGGTTTCTTAAGGCGTGCCGTACCCGGCTTTGAACGTGAGTGTGGTGCGGAACCGCTTGCCATCCACATCCAAGCTGCTCCCAGTGAACGCATAGCCATAAAGATGGACCTGGTTCCCGGCGTTGATTGCTGAAACAACGGCGGCTTTGTTGGCGAGCCAGGCGCGGACTTTCTCCACGAGGGCCGCGTGATCGTCTGGGCCGTTGTCGTGAGCCTCGCTTTCGATGAGGAGGGTAACGTCCGCTCGAAACACTGCCGCCGATCCAGCCAGCGACTCGGATTTGCTGGTGACGGTGACGGCGGGAAGCTGGTGTTCCTCATCCTCGTGCCCGGTGAAGAAGTGAACCCCGGCAAGCGAGGCGTCAGCCCCCAGGAAGGCGGCGAAGGCGGATTCAAGGGAGTGATCGAGCATGGCAATTACTCCAGTGGCCCGACGACCACCACGATCATGGGATATTGCGGGTGGTTGGTGATCCGCACGATACGGAACTGTCCACCTTCAAACCCGATAACGTCGCCGAGCTTAGGCAATTGCGCCGCGAACACCGTGCGCGGAATCTTGATCGTGAAATCGCCGGTGCCAATGAATCCGCCCAGTTCGAGGTTCTCACCAATTGCTGGATCAGATACCAGTGCCCGGAATGTTCGCCCATTCCAAGTCACGGGTTCGCCAACTTCATCCAGTATCCCCGCAAGATCGGCAGCTTTTTCGTCTTTGATGTTCACCCCGTGGGCGGGGTGTCAATTTGATGCTTTACAGCATCTTTTTTGAACACCGGCCTTGGGAGAGTCATTACACGACGATAGATGCCGTTTTAACGGCTTATCGCGTGTCATCGCAATTCCAAAACTACTTTCCTCGCTTTGTTGGGCGCTTGGTCGTTTTCGTGCCTTCGGCTGGAACCTTGGCTGGAACCTTGGCTGGAACCTTGGCTGGAACCTTGGCTGGAACCTTGGCTGGAGCTTTGGTTGTGCTCTGGATATTGACGTCCTCACGGGTGATTGCGCCATCGGCATCCCGATTGATCAACCATCCGATATAGGCGGAAAACGATGACCCAAACCCGCGTTTGGCTGCGATTTTCTGACCCGCTTCGTAAACCGGATCATCGAGTGTGATGCTTGTGCGTTTCATAGGATACTCCGCTAATTGTTGCTAACAAAACGCCGGGAATCCCTTTCTGGATGTAGAAAAAATATCAGGGATGATTTTTTTCGCAGGCCATGTAGGATTTTTGGCCCGGAACCTTCCGGCTAAATAGAAAATCTTACGAAGTGAGACAGTCGTCCAGCAAGAAACCCCCGCGCCGTTTCCGACGCGAGGGCCTTGCACGCAACCTGAACCTCACCTCAAATTTAAGGGCCAGTCGGGGCCACGATGCGCTCCAGCATCGGCTTGTTGGCTGCCGTGAAGCCATACATCAGCGTGTAGCTGACTTCCTGGCGTCCGAACCGCCCGTCGTACCGGTCGCGCACCTGGATGGAAAGCCCGGTGCGAGCATCGGTCACGACATTGATCTGGGTGTCGCCCGTGTAATCCGGCACATCGGGCACGCGCGCCGCCATGATGAGCGCCTCGCGAATGCCTGCGAACCCCACGAGCTTCTGGCCGTTGTCGGGTAGGGCCGAGTATTCCACCACGGTGAACCCGTTGATGTTGGGCAGCACCCCGGTCACCACCACGTTCCCGACCTGCGGGGCGATGTAGGCTTTGTAGAGTGCCTCATCCTTCTGGAGCGAGTTGTAGTAGTCGGAATTGATGAACAGGAATCGTCCCATGTCCGGGATGAAGCGTTTGTTCATCTTCGTTGCGATGTCCACGATGGAGTTGCGTCCGAACGCACTCGCGGCAACCGTCGTGGCGTTGCTGAAGTTTGCGGCCAGGATGAGCCCGAAGAGATCGTCTGAAACTTTACGGCCCAACGCGTAGGCCACCTTGTCGGCGTACCGCTGGTTCAGATCAATCACGGAAGCAGATCGCTCCACATCCGTGATGGCGTATCCAGCATAGGCGTGCGAGTCGATTTTCACCTTCACGTCTACCTGCGCCTGATCGCTCGGGACGTAACCCGTAGCGGGATTGAAGTCCTGCGCGACGGTGGGCGTGACGATGTGGGTGACGATGTCCTGGTTGAATTTAACCGACTGGTCGCTGAAGTCCGTGGCGATCTGGGTGAGCACCGGGAACTTTGCAAGCAGGGTAGTGAGCGCCTGCTGGGCAATCAGCGGGGCATTTACTGTGGAGTTATTATTAGGCATGGGGGCGATTCCTTAGTGGTTAAAGAGGGGTTGGATGTTTTTCTCGTAAAACTCAGCCGCCGCTTTGGGCTGCTTGCGTTTGATGAGGCCGTTGTAGTGAGCGATGTGCTGCTCGGTCGTGGTGCCAGCAGCGTTCGCCGCTGCGTCGCCTGCCGGAGAAATCTTGGCAGGGACCTGCGTGCCAGTGGCGGAGACGACTTGCGCCGAGCGGAGTGCCACGCGCTTTTCGATGTCCTGCTCCATCGCCTCCAGTTCCTTGTTGCGAGCCGTGACCGACTCGACGGATTGCTGGGCACTGAGCAGATCAGTAGTGCCCCGGTCGCGATCACCAACGAGCGCGGTAAGCTGAGTGCGGATAGCATCGGTCTGCGTCGACGCCTCGGTGAGCTGATTACGAATAGCCTCGGTTTGCCCCGAAGCCTCGGAGAGTAGATTGGCGCTGGCTTGCGCGTCGGTTTCAAGCGTCTGGATGCGTGCCAGGGCTTCCTGCAATTGATCCTCGATGGGTTTCATTGCTAGGGACACGGTGTCAACTCTGCGCGCCTGCGTTGCAAAGGAGACGTGATACGAACGGAGCCGCTGCATTGCCTCTGAGCGGTCCTGGACTACGCCCGCGAGATTCATCCGTTGCGCCTGTTTGCCCGAGAACGCCTGGCCTTCCATTGCCTCGGCTGGAATCTTCCGGCCACGGGCGAGGACGGCGTTGTGAAAGTCCTGCGCGGTTTCCTCAATGTTGGACTGGATGCATTCCCGCTGCGAATCGGTGAGCGAGACGCCGGGCATGCCGATGCTCTTAAACTTGCCAGCCGCGAACACCTCGACTTTCAAGCCTGCATTCTTGAACGCCTCGGAGTCATCAATGATCGGCTGGATGACGCCGATGGAGCCGACCCGGGCGCTCGGGGTGACGTAAATGGCCTGCGCTTGGCTCGCCACCCAATATGCAGCCGAGCACATCAGCCCGGAGCTGAACGCATAAACCGGCTTTTGCTTTCCGGCATCAGCAACGGCCTGTGCCAACTCCGGGGTGCCGGTCACTGTGCCGCCGGGCGAATCAATATCGAGGAA